GAGATCTGTTGTAGTTAAATCTGCTTTTTTATTTATAAAACTATTTGCCATTAATTTAAAAAGAAGTTTTCTGCTTCTACCTCATCTTTTAATTCTTGTTGAAACGTAGTGTTTAATTTTTCTACAATCGCATCAAGATCTCTAACCTGTGCCTCTGCTGTAGGTAAATCATATTCTTTACTTGGTCTTGTTAATACTTGCACTATCTTAGCCATTATCTACGTCCATCTGGTTGTATATCTAGTCTAAAAGTTCCTAACTTCCAACTTTGATTAGTTGATGTATTTTCTACTTTTAGTGCAATGGCTCTTGCTCTTGCACGTGTATCTACTTTAGTTGTTGAAGAAGTAATATCAAATGGTCCAAGAGGTGAACCAGATTGTGTGCTATTAGGATAATTTTTAAGTTGCATTGTAACTCTAGTCGTTCCTGTTTGAGATATAAAGTCAGGAACAAATCTTCTTATTTTCATAATAAACTCTCCATCTCCTCTAAGATCTGCAACTCCAGTAGTTTGACCCAAAGCAGTTGTTCTTTGACTTATGTCATAATCTCCAGAAGATATGTTTGCTGTGATAGCAGTCGTTGTTCCACCCTGCACTTGATCTGTTCCTGTTTCATGTTGATAATATATTGTTCTACCTTCTGTATTACCCACAACATCAAAAGAAGAATCATTACTTGCTGTATATTCTAATGCGTGTGGATTACCAAACACTGCAGAATCCTCCCACATTGTTCTGGCTAAAGTCCCATTTGTCCAAACTGGCCTTTGTGGTGAAGAGTCAAAATAGTTATATGCAACCATTCTGTTCACAACAGAAGATGAGGAAGTTGGATAAAACCACATGACTTCACCAAAAAGATTATTTAATCCAGCTGACACCATTTGATTACCAGATTCTAAATTTATATCATTGTAAACAAAATCTTCTACAAGACATGGTAGTGATTCTAGTTTACCAGCGTATCTAAAAAAACCGTTTTCTGACATCCAGTACGCAGCACCATCAACTTCAACACAAGCGTTCTGTCCAACAAGTCCACAGTGCGTTCCAACTTGTGCAAATGCAAATGTAAATGGTTGTCCAACAAAACGTTGTGTAAATAATGCTGTGTCGGTCCAAACAAGAATTGCATCTCTACCTCTGATAGCGCCTCTAATCTGTGATCCGTCGGCCAGTCTTTGTGTACCGGCTGTATTGGTTGCTGTAGGTGTGTATGTATTAATATCTTCTTGGTCTGAGAATCTAATAAACATATCATCTTGTGTAGATGTATCTCCAATAGTTGTCTCTGTTCCAAAAAATACTAAGTGTCTATCCGGTGTAGATACTAACATGTGTCTTGATGCAGTGGGTGCACCAGATATAATAGTTGCTCTGTTTGATGTTGCATCAGTTGCTGCAGAGTTCCATTCAAATACAGCACTGTCGTGTATTAAACAAATTGCTTTGTCACCAAAGTTATCTAGTGACCACATACCAGGTTCTAGTACTAAGTCACCTGATGCTGCTTCACCCCATGCTACAAAGTTTGTAGAACTTGTAATAGTTGCACCACCACTATGAGCCGCTGCTGTTGTCCCTGCTACACCTCTTGTTACACCTGTAAGTTCTCCTGTAGCTGCAATACCTGTATAAGATATTTCTTCACTACCTATAATTATAAAGTTTGTACCTGCTGTTGGAAACTGTGATGAGTCAACTAATATAATACCTGTGGTTACAGAACTATTAATACCATTCTGTAAAGTAGTTGTAGGTTCTCCTGCTACTTCACCACCCCAAGATCCAAGTGACCAACCAAAACCTTTGGCTTGCACCGCTGGTCCTACAGGATAATAATGTTGTACTCTAATACCGCCTGATGTTGTTGCACCAGATCCTGACTCATTTGATGGCATTGTAATTGTAATTGTTGAACTTGTAGGCACAGTTGTTACCATGAATTTTTTATCGTTAAAATCTGCAGCTGCAAAATTAGAATTAGTAATAGATGAAAAACTATCCAGTAATATTATATCTTGTGCAGATATACCGTGATCACCACTAAAAGTTATTGTAACTTCAGCTGATCCGTTGGTCGTGGTGAATGCACTTGTAAGCGTTGTTGTAGATTTGATAGGATGTATGTCATAATATACACCACCTGAAAATGCGTATAAAATTCTGTTTGTACCAATAATCGCATATTTTCTAGATAAACTATTTACGAAATGATGAAGTCCTCTGCCTGCCCCTGTAAGTGCATCGTCGCCTAATTGTTTCCAACCACCTATTTTTTCAGGTGTGCCATATCTAAAACGAACATTATCACAATCTATCCACTGTTGTTCTGCTCCAGTAGCTGTAATTTGTTTGTTGATTCCGGGTGCAAATCCTATCTTTTGTAACATATAACCTCATTATATATTAAAAGGCCCAGCTTACAAAAGAGTATCGTGTGCCTTTTGTTGTCTCTCTAACTTCATGCGGATACATAAAATTAGATGGAAACAATAGTATATCACCCGTTTTTAGCTCAATTTTCTCTCCTCTGCAATAGAATTCAGAGCCCTCATAGTCTTCATTTAAGTTGGCTACAATAGACACTATAGGCACTCCTTTCATCTGACCATCAAAGATACTGTGTATATGATCGTAATGTTCTCTCATCATAGTGCCTACAGGATACCTGTTAAAACGTATGGGACTAAATTTACTGAGCCATGGTCCTTGAGTCTTGTCTCCTGGTACACTATGTTTTTCTTGATATTTATTTAATGCTTCAACAAGATAAGGTGTTATCTTTTGTTGTTGTTCTTTAGTGCAAGGCATTACATCTAATTCTTTTGTGGGTTCAGATTCTGTTGTGCCAGATGCATAATTATTCCATTTATGTTTTTCCCATATTTTTTTATTGCATTCATCTATCAATGCCTCACATACTTCTTTTGGTATATGATTTTCTACGTATATATAACTTTTAATTGTGCTCATTCATTAACCTCCTTATATCTAAATGAGTTAGTGTTTGTTCTGATCCAATAGCGTCAATACAAAATGTATTGAATGATACACTTATCCTATCTTCTTCACTTTGATTAGTTGGTACGCTATGTTTCAATGAAGATGGAAATAATATTAATTCACCTGGTTTACAGGGTAGCATAAATGTTTCTGAATTCATATGGTTATATTTTATAGGATCTAATTTCATGCCGTCTTGTCTATCTTTAGCAAAAGATATAGGTGGTAGTTTTTCATTTATCTGAAAATACATCACACCAGATATGATACTATTTGGATGTACATGTTCGTGATGTTTAGATCCTTTTGGATTTCTGTTAGCCCAACATTGTGTAATAACTAACCTTTGTTTTGTATTTAAAACGTTTGTCGTAAATTTATTTACAGCTTCTCCTAAAAAATTTTTTATATCTTTAAACTCTTCGTTTCGTAACAAGTATGAATCATCAGATCTAAAATTACCATTCTGTTGTTGTTTACGATAACTGATAGTTTTTAAATAAGCTAACTCTTTATCAATAGATTGTTCGTATGGCACGATCAACAAAGGTGTTGGAAATAACTGTAATAATTCTTCTTTCATTTTGTAGGATACTACACTATTTTATTATGCTTGTAAACCACCATGTGAGTCAGAACCAGTCATGGCTCCTTCCTTAACTTCTGATAAATCTCCAAAATCAGTAGCATCTCCTGTTGATGCAATAGTTATAAATTGTAACACATTTATATTAGCAGGTGATATTCTACCTCCACAGAAAACACCTCTAACGTTGTTACTCATTCCATTTGGTCCTGTTTGACCATTAAGTAAATCTCCAAAGTCTGTAGCATTACCAGTTGAAGCTATTGTAATATAATCTATTATATTTGAAAGTGACGGTCCTGGATCTCCTCCTGCAAAAACACCTCTTGTTGATGAACCACAAGCGCCTGGTCTTGATCTTGCTTCTGTTAAATCACCAAAATCAGTAGAGTCCCCCGTGCTTGCAATAGTTACATAATCCATAACGTTTGATTGACTTGGTGCAGCTCCTCCTCCACAAACTCCTCTTGTTGGCGAACTACAAGCAGCAGGAACCTCTCTTGCAACAGTCAAATTTCCAAAGTCTGTTCCGTTACCGACTGAAGCCATCGTCC